ATATTATTACATTAATTAAAACAAATAATATGAAAAAATAATCACTAACGAAGCATCAGCTGAGTAAAAACAAAAAACCCTAAGATTAATTTCCTAGGGTTTTATTTTGTTCAATTATTACACTTTGTCATATTATGAATGGCTTGTTTAGAAGGGAGATCTCTACCTGTATGACATGTTGATATAACAAATAGGAGAACTATTGTTAGAATTAATTTATATAATTGAATCAATAGGGTCTTCTGTTTCATCTTCAACAAAGAAATAAGATAAGAATTTAATAGCTATTGTTAAAATTGAAACTAAAAATATACCCCACTTTTGATATGTTTCAGAAATAGGTGCTTCTATAATTGCACCCTGAATTAAAGGAGTAATAGCTAATATTGCATTAGCTATCCTTTTTACCTTTTTAGGAGTTTCTTTTTTTAAACTAGTCTTGTTTAACTTTAGTTTTGTCATTCTTATTCTCTTTGAATAATTTAATAACACCTACCAAAAATAATCCAAATGCAGATGACCATGCTAGTATTTGGAATAGATTCATAACTCCTACTGGAATTGGCGTGTTTAAAAAGTGTACTACATTTTCGCCAAATGATCCTGCAATTGTTAAAGTAATACAAGCAAAGAATTGTATAATAGCGTTAATGGTTGGGTTGTGATGGAATTGTCCGTCTGTTAAGTGAAAGTTCATTTTCTGTTTTTTTGTTTGTATTTTTAAATAGGTATGCAATTAAAAATTATTTATAAAAACGTCTTCCATCCTCATACTTTAATTTAGACCAGCTTGAGTTTTTGCCTAAATAAATAGAAGTTGTATATGAATCATCTCTCTTAGGATGTACAGTATCACTAGTATTTCCTGGTGAATTGTATAAAGGATAGGTTGAAGAATTTGCACATAAAAATCTTGATAATTTAGTACCAAAAAATTCTGCTTCATCTTTTGCTATTTGTCTAATGAAATTTAACTCCTTGAAGTCAATTGCATCAGCTGTATCTGTTTTTCTTTTAACAACACTAATGTTTTCAACCTTATACATTAACTTAGGTAAAGCTAAATAATAAACATACTTTGACAAACAAGGTGCAATATAATCTCTTAACAAAGTTTCATTTGCAGGAGTTACAGTACTACCTTCTATTTGCGTTTCTAGTTGATCATACAAGGCAGTACCAAGTAATTCTTTAATGTAAAGTTCTTGTGCTATTTCAATTGAAGGTTCAATAAATTTAGAATCAACTGATTCGTCAATTGTATTTGTTTTAATTACGTATGTAGTATCTATAAATAAATTTATGGCCATTAGTTTGTAGGTGTTTGTGATGGGTTAGTATTTGTATCTTCGATTGTAAAAGGTAATATTCTATCAATTTCTAAATTAGCATTAGGATATCCCATGAAAGATAAAAGATAATTAAATTTACTTTCTAGCAAGGTTTGTTTGCCTTTTAATACTTTATTATAAAATAATTCATAAGATGTTTTAATTTCTTCTGCATTACTAGAAAAACCAGTACCTGACGTTTTAATACCTACTAATAAAGGATTTGAAATTCTATGAGCAATTAATAATTTATTATCAACTTCTTCTCCCATTTTACCGTATTGATTTTCAATATCCCCTGTTCTAGGAACGGCAGTAATTGTTGCAGCATGATCTTTATCTACTGCAAAGTCAACCAAAAATGATTGGTTATTTTCACTACCTGAAAAATTTGATTTTATATCAGCAACAATTGCTTCTTTTTCTTCTTCCCCTGGTGTACCTCCATTAAAAGATACAATCATTCCTGCAGTAAATTTATTTTTTAAACCATTTACTCTATAAAGAGATAATTCATAATCAGATTCAATTTCTCTTAATGCAGTAAAATATTCTGGCTTAGTATACCAGTCAGGACCTGATTGATATGTTCTGTAAACAAATATTTGTCTTGATTCAGCTCTATCATTGGGATCAAAAGATTTTATTGCTGTTACCTTTGGAGTTGATTTATCCCAATTAGGAGAATGATAAAAGAAAGTAACCTTACCATCTTCATCTGGTAATCCAGCACATATAGTTGAAAAGTCAACATGATACATATTAACTATCTTTGTTCTGTTTAAATTCCAATGTAATTCTAAGGCATAGTGTTCGAAGATAGTTAAATCCAAAGCTACTTTTGTTAATATTTCAGAAAGAGTTTCCCCATCTGCATTTACAATCATATTATTATCTTTGAATCCGTTACCAGCTAACTCTTTTGATAAACCAATAATTAGTGCGTTATGTAATACTGATTTATCTAAAGCAGCTAATAGTATTCTTGGAATTTCGTGATTCTTACCCCATGTTAAGCAATTACCTCTTTTGTATTCTTTTGTTTCAGGTAAAACATAGTTAGCTAATTTTACTGAAAGCATGTTTGATTTGTTATCCATTTATATATCCTTTTTTGTTTGTTGTTGGTAGAGGAACTGTATAACTTGTATTAGCTTCCTCTTTTATTACTAATACTTTTTCTTCGTAAATATATTCTTTACCTGCAAATGAATCTACTGCATTAGCAATATCTGAATCTATTGATTGATATACCTTTAATAAATATTCTCCTTTCAATAAGTCAAGATAATCATTATAAGGTGAAGCAGGTGCATCAGCTACTAACAATTCAAATTGATTATATCCAATAGGGTTTGTAGAAATATCAGTTAGTACAATTAAACTATCAACCCAATTAGTTTGAGAAGTAAATTTAAAAATATAAACTGGATTCTCAATTGTTGTTTTTGAGGTTAAGTAAAGATATATAACGTTTAAAGAATCTGCTGTTAAAGTCATTGTGTTTTATATTAAATAGTCCTTTTTGAATAAAACGAACAATTTCGTTTATTCTAAATATGCTTAGAAAATAAAGAAGCCCTAATATATTAAATACTAAGGCTTCTTTTTTATTTATTTGCTTGTGTTATCAAGCCTTTAAAGATAATCTCTAATTAGAAAAGCTTGTTAGCTTCTCAAGTTAACTAGATTACAGCTGTAATAACTGCTAAGTTTTCAATTTCTCTAAAGTTGTTTCTTTCGTAACCAGTCCAAGTAACTGTTATACCGTTGAATTCGTTTTGATCAACACCAAATGCTGTAGGCATTGTTGTTACATCCATACCGTTTAATTCACCAGCTGTCCAGTATTGTCCATTCATATCTTCAAATAATATACCTGCAGTATTAGATAGTAATGCATGTGTAGCATCTGCTAATTCTTGACTTACAAATATAAATTGTAAAGTAATTGTTTGAGTATAACCTTGTGAACCGATTTTAATGTCTTTTGTTACTTCAGCAGCAGCTACACCTGTAAATTTATTAAATTCATATGCATAGAATACTGGAACTGGAGAAGCAGGAGCCATATTAATTGTTGTTATCTTGTGAGAAGTTGGATCTACTACGTAAGATGCTACATCTTCAAAGTTTGCAATCCAAGCTTTTCTGATACCTGATGCTGGTGCTTCACAAGATTTTAAAAGACCACCACTTATTTTATCATTACATGCCATTTGTTTTATGTTTTATTTATTTGTTTATAATTATTTAATTATTATTGGGGGCTTTTACACCCCCTTTAAATTTATGCGTTTTGTGATACAGCGATTTCAGAAATAAAACCAACAGTTACACCCATTTTAAATTCGATGAACATATCAACTGTTCTTGTTTTTGGATCGAAGAATAAATCGAATCTATCAGAGAAGTCAGATTTTAAATCAGTTCCAAAGATAAAGTTTGAAGCTCTACCAATATAGAATCTGTTTTTAGAACCTAAACCGTTTGTTTTAACAACAGTTACGTTTGTTCCTGGTAATACGATTGACATGCTTGAAGTATTTGGATCAGCATTAAAGTGATACAAGTTAGCATTCATTAAACCAATCATTAACTTATTATAGTTACCTGCTGACATATACAATACTAAATCGTCTGCTGATTGAACTTCAACTGGTAAAGCTGTTACCATTGCGTAAGCAGAAGCTACAACATCAGCTGCAGTAGTTAATGTTAATGATCCAGCATCAACTGCACCGTTAGCAATTGTTACTTGTTTGTAGAATCCATCGATTAAACCAACTGGTGAACCAGCAGTATCTGATAACCAGATAGCAGACTCAATAGCAGCCCAAGTAGACTCTAATTCGTTTTGGATGAACTTTTCTTCATCTGGTAATGATTGGTATCCTAAAGCACCTGCACCAATTTTTGGTTGGAAAATAGTGTTGTCAAGATCCTTTACACACCAATTTTTGTAGTTTGTGTAATCTTCAACTGTGATAGTTGCTTCCCCTAAGATTGTTGAACCTGCTGGGTTTAAGTTACATCCACCTGCTTGTAAAGTAGTAGATGCAGTTAGTTTACCTAACTTTTGTGTTCCTTTAATACCTTCTA